AATTCCAATAACGATATTTTAGAAAAAGAAGAAGTTAAAGTGGAATTCTGGGGACATAATCCAAACGTTTTGTTTCAAAATGTCCATGAACTGTTTCCCAATGAAAATATGACCTACACTCAAAATATTAATGCCATCACACGTTTAGTAATACTATTAGTCATTATTTCACTCTTTCTCACCAAAAGTACGCGATTGTTATTGATCGGAATTGCCACTTTGGTCTTTATCTATGCAGTACACTTTTACCACAACAAGCGAAAAGAACAATTTGAAAATCCGGTAGATGAAGTATTAGACACACATGGCATTGAAACAGATGATGTTTTTGCCGAACCCACATCGTCGAATCCATTTGGAAACGTTTTGGTATCCGATGTAATGTTAAACCCCGATAAAAAGCCTGCACCTCCTGCATTTAACGCCAATGTGAATGAAAGTATCATTGAGCAAACTAAGAAAATGGTAGAAGATCATCATCCTTCACAACCAGATATAAGGGAAAAATTGTTCAAGGATTTAGGAGAAGAACTTACTTTGGAACAATCATTACGACAATTTCATTCCAACCCCAATACTAGTGTTGTGAATGACCAAACTGGTTTTGCGGAGTTTTGTTACGGTAATATGGTGTCTTGCAAGGAAGGAAATCTATTCGCATGTACAAAAAATGCATCCAATTATAATTTATATTGATTCAAAATTATATCATATAGTATATATTAGTAATGACATCACTGAACAGCGCATTTGACAATTTGGGTAGACTTGGTGCCGACAAATCGGATAATAGCCAAAGAAACCAATCAAATACAAAATATGCCAATTACACTTTAGAAAACCACATGCAAAACACAAATTCCAATGAACATGTACAATTTGCCACCAATACTCTTACAATGAATTTCAAAAATTCCGTGGGTGGTTTGCCTGCAAATGCTGTGGATTACGATTCATTGCTTTCCATCAAGGCACAACAACAAAGAGAATTTGAGAAGTTACAATTACATCCTCGACCTTTTGCAACTGTTCCTTATTTAGGAAAGGGAGGTGCAAACCCTGATATGGAGAGTAAACTTCTTCACGGTGAAATGGTATCTGACCGTAAAAGTCAATCCACCATTATGGATAAATCCTATATTGACTATAATGAATACCCTCTTATGGATGATGTCAAGAAGCGCATCAATGACCCTTCGAAGTCCATTGAAGAATTGGCCCTTCATGGATGGAGACGAGGAGGTGTGGCTACTCGTGAAATAAATATAAGCGAAAATTAATTTAGATATTTGAAAATAGAATTGATATTAATGTACAATATTGATATCAATGTTGAATATAATGATAATGCCACCTATCGTCAATGCTTGCGTCAAGTCATGAACATGGATGTATCAGGAATTAATTTTGATCAATATGGCGAAGACTTGGAAGACGAGACCAAGGATGAACTTCTTATTGACGAAAACCGCATGTCTATGGCCATGGATGATGTATACGCAAAAACTAAACATGGGGAATGTTTTCAATCACTATATACATGTGCTGCCGGATTAATGTTTTCCACCGATCCGCAAATTGGTTTAGCGGTTCTGTTTTCATATGACTATTTTTCGGTTTTCCATGTTTGCATACAATCACATTATAACAACAATCACGAATTGTTTCAGAGCAAAGTGGAACAATTGCGCCTGATGCTACAAAAATAATGTGTCTATATATAAAAAGAATGGCATCTACACGTAATAAAAATACACCAGGAGATTATGCTTTGGAGAAAATGAAGCATGCGCATGGTGCACAGTATTTAAGTTACCCCCATTTCGGACAACCAGTTGTGTCTCATCACCCTGGCAATGGTCTTATGCCCGCTAAAACATGCCGAAATGAATTGGCTTTTAATGCATGTGATATTGAGTCGCAACTTTTCGGAATCGGTGCAAATAATATGGAAATGCCTAATCAAAAGGTTGATCCTCAATTGAAGAATGTGCAATGTTTGGATGTATGCACGAGAAAACCAGTATTCGTGAAAGAACCAGTGGTATTTAACAAAAATCAACGACCCATGTACATTAGTTGAATTTTACCACAATTTTAACGGATTCTTTTTTGATACACTTTGTTGCTGAAATGGATAGTTCTTCACGTTTTTTGCGAGTCTTCGTCGCATCCAAACTGCTGGTTTTCTCGATGGAGTTTTTTGCACTTGCATTACGGAGGTTCATATCGTTTTCTATGTCTTCATAGTGTTGCTCAATATAGTGTAATATATTGTTTTCAATAGACCATTTGAAAAAATTCAACTGACCTATTGTAGTTTCTACATAACTATTTTCTAGGTAAGGAAACTGAATGCGCTCCCATCTACAAAATGGATCAAAACGGCGCTTACTATATGATTTGAGTTTTAATTTGTAATCATTATACACTTTGAAACGGTTGACATCGCCCATTTCATTGGATACGTTGTACACCACAAAGTGCTTTTTTGAATAATTGGTTACAAACCAATCTACAATACGCAAACTGATTTTGGATTCGCCATTAATAATACTTATCATGTTTTTTAAATGATCCGTATTTGCGTAAAATTTTTCTAGATTTTGCAATAACAAATCATTTTGACTAGTATAACGAGTTAACGACATATTGTTATCAACTGTGGCTTGTTTTTTATATTTGTTTCTTGCGATAATAAAATACTTGCGATAATAAAATATTATGATGATGTATTGATGATATTTTGAATAATACTATTGTAAGCCTTGATCAATTTCAACTTGTTTTCATGTGTAGTTATTTTCATGATCTCTAATTCACTGGGTTCCAATGTTTCAAAATTTTCAATCTTTTTTATGATTCTATCAATATCGCTTTTCTCGTCTTTGATAATCCGTTCACTGTTACTTAGACCACTATATTTTGGAGGAGTCCAGTCTGTTTGTGATTCTTCGACTATAACACCCATTAGTTTTGCTAGCGCTGGATCAATATTTTTACATATCAATTCACCTTCATCATTTATTTCACTACTAGTATCACTGTACTCACTGTCGGAATATTCACTATCACTCATTCTATTCTATTGCTACAAAATAATGACAATTGATAGTATGGTGACGAAGAATACAAAAAAATTGAAATAAAAATATTCATTTCAAATATACGATATATCACACATATGACTGAAAAGTGTACATTGGAGAAATGTAAATCTTTGTGTGTGAATGATACTAAGTACTGCAAAAAACATCAGATTCATATATTTCTTGACGAAGTAAAAAGTGCGGGTAAACATCCCTGTACAAATTATATTCGTGGTTGTCGTTCCCAACTCGATGAAACTTATACAAAGAAACGTTGTGAAGAATGTTTGGCAAAATGCCGCGAAACAGATAAAAAACGCCGCGGAAAGGCTATTGATACAACCATTACGGAAAATAATACAAAAAAATGTTCGAAATGTAATACTGAAAAACACCTGGATTGTTTTCAGGGAAAAAATGGAGAACTAACGAAGACTTGCGATACATGTCGTGAAAACAATAAAAAGCAAGATGCAAAACGGGATAAAGAACATCGTAATGCGATCGCTCGTATTTCCGCCGCTAAACCGGAACGGAAGGCTGTCAAAAAGGCGTGGGCTGAAAACAATCACGATAAGGTTGCCTTAAAAAGTATGAACTACCGACAACGACAAATTGAAAAGGATATTGATGGGTATCATAAACGGCAGGCGGAAAATGCCAAACGCTGGAAGAAAAACAATCCGGAACGGAATACAGAAATAAAAATGAAATTATATGATTCAACAAGTGGTCAATATAATATTTATAAGCGTTCTGCTAATCAAAGAAATATAGAATTTTGTTTGGATTTTCAACTATATGAATCTATTGTGAGATCTCCTTGTGTCTATTGTAATGATATGCAAGAACGTGGATTCAATGGGATAGATCGTGTGGATTCTTCGATCGGATATATTGAATCTAACTGTTATAGTTGCTGTCAAATGTGTAATTACATGAAAGGTTGTTGCAGTGTTGACTATTTCTTGAAGAAAATAGAACACATTTTGACATTTAATGGCAAGATTAACGGAAAATTGTGTTTTGAACTTATACCGAATGCGAAAAGTGGTAGTTATACTACATGTAAAAAATCTGCTGCTTCTAGAAATAAATCGTTTGAAATATCACAAGAACTGTTTGCTAAAGTTCAGTTGCAGAATTGCTACTTGTGTGGTAAACAAAATTCACTCGATCATCTCAATGGAATAGATAGGTTGGATAATTCAAAAGGATATATAGAAGGTAACATTAAGTCTTGTTGCTGGGACTGCAATGGTCTCAAACGACAATATTCATTAGAAGATTTATTTGAGAAAATGATGAAAATTTATGAAACTACAAAAAATGATAATATAAATGTTGCAAACGCAATAACTAATAACAAAAGAAAAGTGAATAATAATAAGAAGAAAACAAAGGAAGAAATTAGAGAAGCCGCAAAATTAAGAAAACAACAACAAAGAGAACGTTTACGTGCGAAGTATGGTGACGAAGAATACAAAAAAATGCGTGCAAAAGAGTTGGCTGATTTTAGAAAGTCCAAATCATGAATATTTGTAGGTTGTAGGTCACAAAATATCCAATACTCCGATTATCCGATTTTGTAGGTCACATGACATTTAATGACTGGTATGTTGCATAAAAATAACTAATTTGATTAATTATTTTTTTACTCGATAAATGCTAATAAACATTTAGGATGAATGTTTTGAAAATTTGTAGGTCACACAGTTTTTTAACGTATCTTAGTATGTAGGTCACAATGCCGTCCATACCAGACATTTAGTTACTGTAGGCCACACCGCACATCCCGCTCATAATTCTGAGCACGTTGTAGTTAACAGCGTACACTCTTACCTTAGCAGTGGCAACACCAGAAACAGTTCCGGAGGAAAGGACAAGTTGAAGAACAGCGTTGTCAATTCTGGAGAAGTTGCATGTACCAGATGGTTGGTGTTCCTCAGGTCTCAATGCGAAAGAATACACGTTGATACCAGTGGAAGGAGCACGGGTGTGGTGTTGATAAGGTTGGACAACATCGAAGTATGATCCCTCACGCTCAGAGAATCTGTCTTGGCCGTTAAGTTGAAGTTTAGCGGTGACGACAGGGTTCTCACCCCAGCAGTGAAGGTCAAGAGCGGTCTCACCAAGAACGAATGTACCGGCATCAGAAAGGGCAGATCCAATGGCTTGAGCACCAGAGACATCCATACCGTTGGCAGTGTCGAAAAGACCAGAACTGTTGATAACGGCAGAGTTGGCATCAGCACCACCGAATGCATGAAGAGCGTTAGGAAGAGCATCGATGGCATCAGTGTAGTTGAATGGCTGAGCACCAAGAGTCTTGTAAAGGACAGTGTTAGGAAGAAGAGATGCACAGTAGTCAACGTTGGCATCAGGTTGGACAACCCAGACCAATTCCTTACATGGGTGGTTGAAGTTCAACTTGATCTTGTTGGATGAGGAACCAACGGATTCATCACCAGTGAATTGAAGTTGTTCGAACAAGTACTCATGAGGGTTCTGGGCCATCTTTCTGCGCTCATCAGTGTCAAGGAAGATGTAGTCGACATAAAGGGAGGCAGCAACAAGGGATTGTTGGTAGGCGGCTTGGACAGAGACAGATCCAGATGTGGCATCAAGAGCACTGACGGCCCACAAGCACTCACCAAGAGGTCTAAGGTCAAGGTTGATCTTGACTTCGTGGTATTGAAGGGCAATCAAAGGAAGAGCAAGTCCAGGGTTTCTGCAGAACCAGAATTGAAGAGGAACGTAAAGTGTGGTCTCAGGAAGAGCGTTTCTTGGGGCGCACACTTGGGCAGGTCCACCGTTCTCGGCGCAAGGTCCGTTAACGTTGGCGAAGGCAGGATCGGTGATGTATGTAAGTTGAGTGGTGTTACCAATCATCTTGTAGTAACCCTTTTGTTGTTCAGATGTAAGGGTAAGTTCGTTCCAGATGTGAAGCCAGTCACCGTATTGTCTATCGATTCTTTGACCACCAACTTCGACCTCAACTTGGGCAACAAGTTGCTCACCAATGCAGTCCAACCATCTGGCATAGACATCACCGGAGGAGTTAAGGTTTTGGTTGATCTCAGGAAGAGTGACCTGAAGGTAGGTTCTGTAAGCAAGATCACCATTTCTGGAGATAGTGCATGAAACACGCTTTCCGAAGTCAGCCTGTCCGTTGAATGTTTGCTCAATGGATTCCATGGCAAAGTTAGTGTGTCTTCTGTAAGAAACCTTCCAGAAGGTGATCTCAGGAGTTCCAGTAAGGAATACGTCTTGTGCGCCGTAGGCGACTAGTTGCATCAAAGCTCCACCCATAGTGTATAGTATTGCTAAAGAAAATAATTTCGGCGAAAATAACTAATTTATATTTATCTAACTTAATTTCATATTTTTATAGATAAAATCGTCCAAATATTCTTTCCTAAATACTTCTTGTTTACCGTCATGTTTCCGTTTAAAAATATAGTTATCATTAATTTTCCGAACGGACCATCCATCTTCGACAGCATTCATTATAAAGTTCATTTTTTCAAATTCCTTCTTATTTAATTTCAATGATTCCATGATATAGTCTATCGATCTAGATTTAATATGGATATTTTACATAAAATAGGTAGATTGGAATATATATAGAAACAAAAACAATGTGTTTTATAAAAGCAAAATGAAGAAAAATGTCATTCATAGTATTGATACTAAACATAGTGAATTTATCGATCATTTTGAAAAAGAGGAACAAGAAACAATTCCTAAATTAGAAGCAGAAAAGGATCAAATCAAACAACAAATGAGAAAACAAAAGAATGTGACAAAATGCATCGAATTGCAAGACAAAATAGATTCCATCAATCAACAGATTAAAGACATCAAGAGGAAGAAGAAGAAATATTTTCTAAATAATTCCAAACATTTGTTCGACTATTTTGAAACCAAAAAGAATATTTCATCGGGAGAACAGCAAAATGTAAATGTACTCAATACGTTCTTTAAGGTGAAAAACTGTGTGGAAAATGATAAACCCGATCAATCAAAAAATCCGATCATCCAATATTGGAAGAATGTAAATAATGAAATACATAATCCGAATGACTTCATTTTGTCAGCAGATGTTTGTATGTTTTGCAATATAGGTGAGATGATTCCGCAAGAAGACGACGGAATAATTCTTTGTAATAATGTAAATTGCGGAAAATTTATACCACATATAATGGACAGTAGTCGTCCGCTTAATAAGGAGCCTCCTCATGAAGTATCATATACTTCTTATATAAGACTCAATCATTTCAAGGAAATTTTGTCGCAATTTCAGGCCAAAGAGACTACACAAATACCAGATGATGTCATTGAAAATATTCGCAAACGTTTGG